TGTTTGTGCCCCCCTTTCGAGTGACGAACATCACCCCCATTTTCGTGTAATTGTGTATAACATCACATGAATATGTTTGACAACGTTGACGTAGTGTGGTAGGTCGGCGGTAGGGCATATTAATAAGCGGTCCTATTGTTAGTACAATAGGGCCGCTTATGTTAGGACATTTGTTTTGTGGTGTGGTTCACGTGCAGATAAGTTGACTGGCGGATAACTGTGGTGCATTATTAATGCATGAACGGACAGGTAGCCCGTAGGAATGGAAGGAATTGAGATGCAATCTCAAATGTCCAGGCAGACACTGAATAGGTTTCGCCAAGCATCACGTGATTATCAGTCATCGTATATTAACCCGAAAATTGTGTTTAAACTCAAGGTTCTTAATGCAAAAATTATGCCTAAGTTACATACATTTTGCGCTACAGTTCCCGGCTATTACGTGGAATGGTTTTATAATTCAAACACTAGCACATACATTTTCATTTCGGGCGCAACAAATGGGACGGTATTTATGAGTACTGGCGATCTCGATAGATTGTGCAGCGAATTCGAACGCGTGTTTGGTTACGATGTTTAAGCATGCTTTTCATTTATCATACGGAATGGAATGAACCGAGATGGAAAATGCGTTTAAGTTGCTGCTTGGCGCAGGCGCCTACACTGCGTACGAGTATGCTGGGTGTGGTCTTAGGACTTGGAAGGGCGGTACTAAGGGTTTGCTTTCTTGCAACAGTAATGACTATTTGGTGGTGCGCCATGGTCCGCGGAAGTGGGAGGTGTGTTGTGATGAAGAGACGCGGTGGTTTGGTTCTCAGTGGGAGTTGTTGGCTTGGTTTGGTGATCGGTTGTGAGGCGTAGGTCGCATCATGGTGAGGGTGACGGTTTTGTCACCCTCACCTATTGGAAGGTTTCTAATTTTATCACTAACGCATTATTGAAGGGTTATCATATTGCCTATTATTCTGACACTAATCGCATACATTACTGGAAGAATGCCACGAAGGAGTACCACATAATTTCGATTGATAATATAATTTTAAGCGAAACAGGAATTGAAAATGGCGGGGTAAGTGATCATGAATAATGCGCTTAAATGGTTGATTAACGACATAATTGGATATGCAACTGAAGGAAATTCCATTATAGTCAAGACACCTAGTATTACACTATGTGCTAGGCAATTTGAATCATTTGTGTCTTGGATTGTTCTTTATAAGAAAAAGAAATTCAACCTTATTGGCGAGATAGGCGAGACAGATATCATATTTCAGTCAATTACTAGTTTCATTAGCGATGTAGACAAGGAAAGTAACGATGCAGACAATTCTTGAGCGCACGGGCGATAGTAATTGGTACATTAAGCACACGAACCTTAATGACACGCCGGAACGGTCCGCGGCATGGGTTAAGTCTCTGAAGTGTGATTGTGATGACGCAGATTAGTACTACTTCATTATATATGGTCAAACGTCTTTTACGATCACACGGAATGCGCGAGTGTTATACATCTGGTGGTGCGAACATTCTTTATTGTGGTTATACAGCATTTCGCTTGATTAATGATCATACAATGGAAGTGTGGTGTCCATTTGAGACTGAGAGCGGCACTATTAATCATTACGATTCACCAAGTGAAAGAAATGAAGCATTAATGGAAATGGGACTGGAAAGCATGGGAGTGCTCTAATGTATCATTTTAGAGAATTTGCCAAGAAAATTAATCTAGTCGATCAACTTCCGGGCTATAATATCGCGGTTAGGTGTGATCGAATTCTGATTGACGGTGCCGATTATCGTCTTGACGTTTATGGCTGGCCCGATAATCGCGTGGTCTTTTCAGACAAAATGACAGGACAAAACACCATTAAGCGTTTCGGACACAATGGCAAAGAGAAATGCCGCAAATTCTATTATGATTGTCTCGAGTCGATTGGAGTAGATTTGACAGCGCTTGATATGTGAGGACATAGTTAATCCCCGGAAGTGGTTGGTTCCTTCCGGGGATTAACTGTATATTATGGGCGTTCTGCGGTGCGGGCTAGTCGCTCCCACGCAGCCCAGGTCTCGGGACCCCATACGCCGTCGATGGTGACGCCCAGGGCTCCCTGTAGGGATTCGATGATGCGATCATGCGCCGCCTCACTGGCGTCGCCCCACACGCCGTCAGGCTCTGTGCCCACGACGCTCTGAGTGTATGCGACGCCCCACGGGAATTCGCGGCCGCCCCAGTTGCTGGCCTTGATTACTGCGCACATTCGTTTCTCGGTATCGGTCCCGAGAATATTGTCCTGAATAGCGCCGAGGATTCGCTGAATGTCTCGGATATCGCCGCCGCTGGAAATGGCGGAATTGTCGTCGACTACGCGAATTCCGTAGCGGGCTTCGTCCATGTGGCGCTCGCGGCGGGCAACTACTCCACCATCATCCTGAGGGCCGCCAATTCCCCAGGTGGTGTTTCCGTCAATGCTGTAGAAGACACCGGCGGAGTTGGGGGACTGTTCCACGATGCCAATGTGTTGCGCAATTCCCTCACCATCGAAATCAAAGGTGATAAGATCGCCCGGCCGCACGTCCCACTTGTCAATGAGGACGCCGCGCTGGCGGGCCTGCGCTTCACGTCCGGGGACGTAGGCGCTTAGCCAGTTAATGCCTACCTTAGCGAGAATATAGGACACGAACATGTCACAGTATGGAACGCCGCTTGCACCGAAACTGGGGGAGCCGGTTACCTGGGCGTACCAGCGACCATACTTGCTTCCGGTTTCGTCGTCTGCGAAGCGGCTGTAGCCGATTTCCTCCTGGGCGGCGGAGATAATGCTTGCGCGGATGACCATTAGGACGCCTTTCCTCGTGGCGTGTTGCTTGCGGCTACGCCGAAGAATGCGGCGAAGAGGAAGTTGAGGGCGCTAATCTTGTCGCCGTCAAGGATGCCCCATACGCCGAGGCAGACAAGGACACCAACGCACACGGTGTAAATCCACATACGGTATGCGTCGGGGATGAAGGGGGGCTTGGGGGACTCGTGCTCACCCATTGTTTTTCTCCTTGAGATAGGAAATGATTTCTTTGAGTTGACGGTTTTGCGCGTCTACGCTTGATCCGCCATGATTTGGCTTGACATGATACTGAACATCTTTCAGTTTCTCTTCAATATCTTCAAGCCGGTCTAGTACGCTGGGCACTCCATCTTTCCCATCCCAGGCATTCAGCATTGTGGATAAGTGATCCATAAAGCGTGTGGCCCGGTAGATGAAACGCCCAATGATTGTTAATAGGGAAATGGTACCGAGAATTAGTGTGACGTCAATCGTGGTGGGATTAATGTGTATCATCGGACAAAGATTTCAGCGAACATGTTTCTGGTCTCGGGTGAGTCAGAGAAAAGACGGCCTTTGCGGTACGTGCTGCGCATAATGCTGAGCACCTTGTCACCGTACGCGAGTAGTCGCTCCCCCTCCCTCAGGTCCGTGACCTTATAGGCCCATCTTACCCTATCCCCGCGCGGCTGGCGGCGCTGGGCGAACCACGTGCCACCGTCGATCCAGATGGACACCTCCCCGTCGGGACAGCGGAGTGAAAATGCGTATTTGGCTTTTCCTGTCTTTTTCATTACAAAGTCGTCATAGTTGTCGGCGAACTTGTTTGAGATGGAATAGTCTGCATAGTCCTTGGCATAGTTCGTGATGAATGAGCCGAACCTAGTGTGCGCAACTTCAGACTGGAATTGCTCACTGTTAACGAAATCGGTAACAATAAACCCATCAGCGTGACGACTAATTCCTTCCTTGGGTTCTATGTTGAATCGAATAAAATAGGGGTTCATAATGCTAACCGCATTGGAAAGCATAAGACAGCGCACACGGTCCTGGTAACGGTCTACCGTAGAATAAAAATCCATAAAGACTTTCGCCTCATCTGGAAGATAACGCAGCGAACCTTTATCAATAATGAATTCATCAAAGATAATCGTGTAAACGTTTGGATAAGCAATCGACTTATTCGCCTGCGCAGTAGATAGTGGAATGAAGTAACCGATGGTCTCCCATTTCTTCCCAACCTTACGCTGAGCAAACTGTCCTTCTACGCGGAATTCCTCATCGGGAAATTCATGCTGAATGTCAGCAAAGAAACTGTTACGCCCCTTGAGTTCAGTCTTATAGCGCCTAAGGTAGATGAATTGTTGACCCTTGTTGATTGCATTCTTGATAACAATTTTCTTGGCACCATATGTCTTACCAAGACCGCGGGCGCCCATAATCATATTAAACACGCCCGCATACGAGAGCACATTAGAGAAACTATAATAGGAGAATTTCTTTTTCATTCGTGTCGCCTTACAGTCCACCAGCGAGTGCCGGCGAGCACGTCAATTGATTTAGTAACCGGACCATAATGGGGGTTACCGCCGTGGCCCACAAGTGTATTCGAGTCCACAACCATTTCAACGTGGTCAGTCTCTGGATAGTAACTACCGGTTGATTTCCACGCCATTACGATCATGTCCCCCGGCCTCAACTGTGACCGTTCAGCGGCCGTCATAGCCCCGCCACGACGAGGAAATGGTTCGGCACCACGGAAGTACTGGTCACCTGTCCACGTGCCTACGAAGGTGTTGCTAGTGGCCTTGTAGGCGGCGTACATCAAACCGCTACAGTCAGTGATGCCTGAGTTGTCGGGGTCTTGGCGACCAGGACACTGACAGTAGGCGAACTTGCCCAATCGGGCCATTACCCATGCGAGCGCCGCTGCGCCCTTACCGGAACCACCGGGAGCAGGGGTTCCGCCGCCTCCCCCTCCGGCACTTGCTTGCGGGTTTTGTCCAACGATTTTCTCTTGAATGTCTTTGAGGTTTACTTCCCACAGGTTGTGGCCTCGGGAGTACATTTGGTAGTTGCCGAACTTGGACCGAAGTGTGAGAATTCCGGAGTCGTCGGCAGTAATAATCAATTTACCCCCAGACACGTTAACAGTCTGAGTATTGTCGCCAACACTCCCACCATTACCGGGGGTGTTTCCAGAAATGCCGCCTTCGCCCACACCACTGGTGTCTTTTCCGGCAATAATGTTTTTGGCCTGAGTATATCGATTACTGTACCTACCCAACACACCGTTGGACATAATATCAGAATACATCTCACCAAGACCACCGCCACTATAGTGGTTTGCGACCTGCATCGCATAGCGCGGGCCCTGGTGATAGGCAACGCACCAGAGAATAAACGCATCAGTGTCAGTGTCAGGATTAATCCCATACTGCTTGGCCACACTAAAATAGTTCTCAAGGTCCTTGACAATCTGGTCACCCTGAATATCCTTGCTCGCGTTAAGCAGGGGCTTAAGGCTGTCACCAACACCTCTAGAAAGATAGTAGGTATTCCACGAGGAATCAGACTCAGGAATAGACTCGAGCCGAGACCTAAAACCACTATCAACGCTTGCATACTCCGTAGCATGAGCACTACGCATACGGTTCAGAATTGCCGCCGCGCGAGTGCCGTACCACTGCGCAATTCCGACAGTAATTGGGTCATTGTAGTTGATCGCCGAGTAATCCATAGACGACTCAACCTGACCAATAGCCTTAATCGCAACTTTCTTGGCTGTTGCGTCCCACGTCATAGTTCCTCCAACAGAAATAGCCTGCCCCAATTCTATCGGGGCAGGCTACTCCTGTCTACTCACCAGATTTTGTAGGTCATGTTCACCTGATAGGTCTGATTTGCTGAGAGAATATCTCCTGCGTAAATTCCTCCTGTCTTGGCAACATATAGGTATTTATACGTCCTGTCGTTTCCAATAATGGGTGACATGACGCCATCGTACGGGCGCGCCCACCCAGGAATACTCATTAGTCGACCATCGTATCCAACATTATTTGTGCCAACCTTGAATGTTCCCTGAATGTAAACCCAGTCCCTATCGCGCTCGCACGTGAGGTAGTTGTAATCCTTTGCCACAGTACCGTCAGACAGCGTGTGCAGAGCCATCGCCGGAGGGTTGAACCACGACGACCCACCCTTGAGCCACACCTGAAAGAGTTCCTTGACGTGCGTGTACCCCGCGGCAGTCATATGCACATTATCGGGCCCCTGGTCCCAGGACTTGGATTGCTCGTCTCCCCAGTGCACCCAACCACGAGAACCCTCGCAGACGACGGCGCCGTAGGGCTTGCCCGCATTGATGACCTCGAATGTCCGGGAAACACATGAGCGCGCCATCTGCACATACTCATTCAGCGAGGACTCGTTAAAGATAACCGGAAGCACTCGAATGTCTGCGTTAGGGAAGTACTGGCGCGCAAGCCTGAAAAAGGTTGCCGCCTTGTCACTCACAGAATTCTGCGCTCGAATATCGTTCAGCAGATCAATCACGAATAGGTACTTAGTTCTGCGGCGCTTATCCTCAGACATTCCCTGCTTAGCATTATCCAACTGTGTCAGGAAATTATTGTCAGACGTTGAAGTAAATCCGCCGCCACCAATCGCATACACATTTGGATTCAAGCCCAGTTCCCGACAAAGAGACTCAGTCCAACGACTTGCTTCAATCGTCGCATTAGACGAACCAATGACTACCCCCTCAGTTAGTTTAGGGTCCTCGAGGAAGATATCATTGGCCTCAGTCTTTGTGTAGTAGGCAGGAAATCGGTTGTCAAAGTCTCTACGCTGTTGATCCAACTTTCCCTGAATGTCCGACTGAAACTGTGTGTTCTGGGCCTTAAGCGCGTCACCCCACGCCTTAGTCGTCAGCGTAACCCGCTTACCAGCGGGCGACTTAAGTGGAGCCTCAATGTAGTTGCCATCAACCTCACGGAATTCGGCGTCAATAAGGCGCCGCTTAAAGTCCTCAATTAGTGACTCGAGCGCAGTTTTCTTGTCGTCCAGTTCCTTGTTCCAACCTGAATGAGTCTTCTCAACCTCAGTAATGAAGTTGGTAACAGTCTCATTCAGTTTGGCGATGATCTTATCCTGTTCCTCACCAAAGGAATTCGTGAACGTAATAACATCAATGACACTAGAACGAATTCGCTCAAGCACATCAATATACGTTAGGCCGTCGCGATAAGTAAACGGGGTAATGTTGTTCACCGATCGTGACTGAACGCGCCAAAGGGCTTGATCGATAGAGCCGATAATGTTGTCACCAGTAGCCATAATATCCTCCAAGTCCTAGGCCGTAAGTGTATCCGTTAATAAGTCCCCCAGGAGTATGTGGCATATCTGTGTCCCATAGCCCTAGGAATAGTTCGCTGAGTTCCGCGATAACCAAGTCATCAACATTAAGCAACGTGCCCCGATAATCAGCAATTGCACGAGCCTTGGAGCCCGAATATCCCCATGAATTAGAGTGTTGATTATTGGTGTAATTGCTATTCGATGACGACGTGCTATCCGACTCGTTACGAGACGTAGTGTCACCTGACGTGCTCGCGTCGCTAATACTCGTAGCATAGTCCCCATCACCCGCAAGCCGTGTCTGGGGAGTGTCCGAGCCCACGGTGCGCCCCTTGGACTTGTTGGTGCCACTGCCACTGCCCGTCTGGTGGTTGACCCCAGAGTTCTGGGACCTGCCGTCTTGACTGGTCTCGCTGTAGTTGCGATTACCTTCAAGCGGGTCAGTGTTTTGCAGTTCAGCCAGATACATTCGATTATACCGCGGCATAATCAGTTCCATCTTAAGGCTTAACCGCCAGATAAAGATATCGATTGTTTCGTGAGCAATCTCTTGAAGCCAATATGACTTCTTAATTCGATCGTTCAGAGTTTTTCGATACGCTTCATCGAAAATCGGGTAGTCGTCAAGACCAATGTGGTCATTGGTTAACTTAACAACGTCACGAAGCATTATCGTTGTTACTGACATCGTCACCCCCATAGGTCGTCAAATTTGAATTAGCAAGATAATCATTAAGGTTTGGCGCTGCATTGTCGTCTACAGCCCAGTAGCATGACACGTTAAGCCCGAACATCTCATTAATTTGTTCGCACGCAAGTTCACGCGGTTTCATAAATGACTCACGAGACGCAAGCACCTGCCCCGAATTAGCGGCCGCTTCCTCAACCACCATGCGCTCACGCTTCTCAGAATTAACATTCATAATGCCGAGCATTGTGAGCGCTTCTCCCCAAATCTTAGACTTGGATTCCATATGCTTGATTGAAGAAACGGCGCCAGCACCAGCATTCTGATTAAGGGGAAACACGCCAATAGTGTTAGCGAGATTATCCATACTCATATTCTCGGTCCCCCACACAACGGGCTCACCATCGTAAATCTTAGAAATAAGATTCTGAATAGTAAGGCGTTGGTCCTGAGAGCAAGCAACAATCATCGGGTTACGTTCATTCAACAGATCAATTTCAATTGTTCTGTCAATCTGAGCAAGCCTTGCAGCGTAAGAAAGCACTACGTCAATTTCAGGCTCACGAACCTGATTACCCCAAATACAGACAGACTCGTTTGCGCTCACCTCACGAGAATAGACACCATTCCGAGTGATACGATATCCCGTGGGGTTATCCTGAATGTCTAGGGGACCTGAAATGGTTGCAGGCATTGCCATAAACAATTCAAAGAAACTGTCAAAATAGAATACCGAATACCCATTGTTGAAAATGGTTGCTTCAATGAACCGCGGATCAATTCCGTTAGGTAGTCCCTCCCAAGTAAACCTAGAAAGACACTTACCCATTAACTGACGCCGATACATGTGCTCCAACTGCATCTGCCTGGCTTCCGACGACGACGGAGGAGACGCCATGATTTTCTTATAAATGCCGTTAAGCACATAATCATTTTTACGCACTAAGACTCACCCTAACCGTTTTGTCAATCCGATTGTTGCGAACATTTGTGTTACCGATTCTCTGCGGAGAACGCCAAACAGTAACACCCTTTTCAAAGATTCCCCTGACACTGGACTTGAATCCCTCAGGGATAGTTGTGTCAACCAAATAGCACTCAGCCATCTTCCAGTACGTGAATTCAGTCATGAGACTAAGGGTGTTCGGGAACTTAATCCAAGTATTCATCAAATACCCATACCTAAGCCAGAAATCACCAATACTGCGCATCGCGGCTGGCGATACGCTCCTAATTCTAGCATCAATCACGAGGCCATTAGAGACCATTGCAGACACATATCCTGACGTCTGACCAACAACAGATGGCGGGATAACCTGCATGTCCTGACGTTGACCATTAATCGACGCAATAGCCGCCTCATAATCGCCATTAGCAGCAAACTGGGCCAGTTCATAGTTAGTATCCCGCACAGTTCTCTGCTGCTGCTGAGAAATCTGCGAAGCGCCACTAGCCAACTGATTCTGAATATTAGCCGTCGATTGAGCCTGAGAATTATTAATCATCGCAGAAACGCCCGCCGTAGCCGCCTGACCAATACCAGCGCCAGCCGCCGAACCATTCAGCCCCATAACACCGCCAAGCGCCGTCATAGCACCCTGAGTGGCCTGAACAGTAGCCCGCATATTGTTATAGCGCGACTGAGAATCCGCCATAGCAGAATTACCCCACATAGAATTCTCAGCCCCCGCCTGAGTGGCGGCAATGCCCGCATTAGCAACGTCACGCGCCGAGTTGGCCGCACGCTGAGCACGCTGTTGCTGCCACTTTGCATTATTCACCTGAGCCGCCGCAGTGTGTGCCGAGGAAGCCAGGGCGTTAAGCGAGGAATTATTAACAGCCGAAAATGTAGGCAATGAAGTATAACCGGTACACATGTCCCAACCCTCACCATATTCATTAGTCACCTTACCAGCGCGACGCTCAACAATTACAGATTCTGTAATAGTGTTGTAGTCCCTAATAGTAAAAAACAAAGATGGGTTAGGTGGCGCAATGTGCGCATATTGATTAATATTAATTCCCGCTGTGCGAATAGACTCAGGCCTGAATTCAACGGGATTGCCTGAATATGTTGTTAACTCAACAATGCAATATGGCGAAGTAACAAATTTCTTAAGTTCACGATACTCCTTCGGGAGTAAGGAAAGAAATTCGTTTCTAAAACTAGCATCAGTCAACGAATAATTACGGTTAATATAAACACTATCGTCACCAAGCCAAGTCCATGTTCCTTGACCCGTGTCTTTCCCCACCTTAATCTTGTCTCCGGCATTAAGGTCGACAATATCCTTTGGCGCAATTGTGATTGATCCAATTCCTTGAGCAACCCAAGGAAAGTACCGCAAACCTGTCATGCCCTTTTTGAATTCTGCCGCAGTACAGGCATAAATCTCAACACCATTAGGCAATCCTTCGATCCTGGAGGAAGTAGCCATATCTACGCGGGGATTGTCAGTCGTACCATAACCCTGAATTTCATCTAGTTTAGTAGTTGAAGCAATAATGACGATGTAGTCATAATTGTTTACATCCGCCAGCATTCGACGGTAAGTTCTAATAATCTGGTGCTCAGACCCCATATCCAGACCCTCGGGCTGAGTCAACCAATTCTTGCCGTAATTGTCGAAAGAATCTGTTGCAGCAATACCCATATGGCCGCGCTCAAGGTAACTACGACCAAAGTTAATGCGCTGGTAATAGGTTGTCCACACATCAAGTTGAAGTGTCAACTGAGTGGTGTTCGGTGCGATATAGTCAATACTGGTGATAAAATAGAAAAACACGCTAGGCGTATATCCTTCAAAACCAATGTTATTGACGGGGCGCCCCGGATTTTCAACCATCACATAGTTATATTGATTTGCCTTAGTAAAAGGTGTCGGAATGCGAATCGGCCTGCCCTGCGCAAGATAAGTCATCTGACTAATCTCAACTTTATGCAGGTTATTAAAAGACTTGACATAAGCGTAAGGCGTGTGCCCATACGATTTCCAGTCAACAATATCCCGATATGTGTTATCAAAGGGCACATTAACCATCGTGATAACACTGCCGGCGGACCACACAGAATAATCAAACGACAATCCCGCTCGAGTCTCGGGCGGTGCAGCATAAATTTCAGACATATTATCCTCCTTCGCTCCAAGTATAGCAGAACCGGGCGCCCTAGTGGACGCCCGGTTCTATCTATTTGAAGTTACTTCGTGACCTGAATAGTAATCTCCTTATTCACCGGCTTCTTGCCGTTCGGTCCCTTAGTGTCAACATTCACGCCAAGAGTAAGATATGCCGCAGGCTCGTCAGTACCGATAGTGATAACACCATCATTGCTAACACTGGTTGCCTTAGACTTGGCATTCTTAATATACCAGTCCGTAGCATAACCTCTATTGGCGGGCTTAGTCTTCCACGAGATATTAGCCTGACGAACAGCACCAGGGGGCATGATTGTAGACATAGACCCGTCTCGCTTACTCACCGTAATGTCACTAATCTCGGCGTTCGTCTCAGCGCTAGGTGTCACCACAATTGTGTTCGGCTTAGTGCCGAAAGCAATCGCAGGAGTGAACGGCGAAGCACTCAACACAGACCAGTGGTGCAGCCAATAATTGTCATACAGACCCTCAGGATTAGAAACACTCCGATTCTCAAGCAGCAAGTCCTTGATAACAAAGAACTGCTTGCTAGTGAGGATAGCGGACGTGTCACCCATATCCATGACCTCGCCCGGAACCGTAATAATGTGAGATGGTGCCTCGGCGTCAGTGCGGTTAAACGCCGCCGCCAAAGACGTCACATCAACATTCGCCTTAAACTCGGGCGTAGCAATAAGCACCAAGTCCTCGGGCCTGGCAAACGAATGCACTCCTGCGGAATTAAATGCAGGTGTCGGATACTGCATCTTATTTGCGGCAACCCTCAGGGCCTTAAGTGCTGTATCAACCTTATCCTTATTGACCTCAAACTGATTAAGGTCTGCGATCTGCATACGGAAAAATCCAAACGCGTCATCGTAAGTCTTGAAAAGCCGAGTCATGTACAGGAACTCTGACCACTCATCAGAGGAAGCGGCGACGGCCATGATCTGAGAAACCATCTCTGAAAGACCGTTATCGGAAAGGAATGCTCGGCGAAGCACGTCACGGTTAATCGTGATCTTAAACTTCTCCTTGCGGTTCTTTGTATGGAACGCGCTCTTGGAAGGTGGCGGGGCCTGACCGAACACGTCGCGCTCGAGGTAGTCGCGTTGCTCTTCGTAAATAGTAGGCTTGATAAAGTCAAGGTGAACCTCTTCGATAGTGTCACCAAAATTCATCATACCCTGTTTGAATACCGCAAGCGGATTCTTCCAAGAAATGTCACGCACAATGGTAGAACCAATACGGTTAATCAGAGAAGACATGAACTCATTTCGAGTAATATTGTCAGACATAATTCCCGCAATAGTTTCCTGAATATTGGCCTTAGTAGCCTCGGGAACCATGTTCTGATAATCGTAGCGCGCATCGGATCGAATGGCATTAAGAATATCAATGTTTGTAGTGTCGTCACGCAACTGTGGCATTGTCACTTCCCCTTAAATAGTTCGTTAATTGACTTAGGCTTCCAATTAGAATCGGGAACCTTATCGTTCCCCGAATCGCTAGTAGAAAACAACCCCGAAAGACCAGCGAGAGTTCTTCCAGTACTTGCTGCAGCCTTGCGGTCAATGCCCATACCGTCCACTATAGCATTCCCCGCGTCCTTGGCGGCCGTGCCGCCCAACTCGACAGCAGCACCACCAACGTCACCAACGCCCTTGAGCACTGCCTTAGCGTCATCCTTCGTGCTCTCAGCCGCCTGTTTCACATCGTCCAGGGTCATCTCCTTAGATGCAGGAACATCGTCCCCCGCAAACGGGTTACCCGTCTCCCTATCTGTAGGGGTTAGTTGATCACCAAGACGGTTCTCAAGTTCCGCCTGCAACGCAGAAACCTTCTCACCAAAAACGTCCGTGAGATGCTTCCACGCCGCCTTAGTATCCTTGAAGTGGTCAACGTCCGCAGGGTCCTTAGGGGCGCCCTCAAGCATATTCCCGTCATCAGGAGAAACAGCCTTCTTGTCCCCGTCAGAATCGCCGGGATCAAAGACGTCATTCCCCGTCATCCCCGATTCCCCACGCTGCTGAGGCGTGAGATTCTCGGCCGCCTTATTTCGTGTCTGAGCGTCGTCCATGGATTGCTGAGGATCACCCTCGGTACGCCGCTCGGTTATTGAGCGACCATCATGCTCTGCCTTGTCCTGCTTAATGGACTCGGCATTCTTCGCATCGACCTTCGCCTTATTCGCCTTGCGCTGTTCCTCATTCATCGGGGAACCGTCAGGATTTAGCCCCTTAAGCGCATTCTTCTCAGCATCAGATAGTGCCATAATTCCTCCTAAAACGGTAGGCTAGGAACCTACGTTCCTAGCCTACCATAAATACCCAATCATCCGAAAGCAATCCTGAGGGCTGCTACCCAACTAAGCCAGGCCCAGTTCATTAGGTTGCTTCCTAGCAATTAGTCAAAATTACTTACTGGACTTGGGAGTATTCTTCGCCAGATAGTCGACAACAGCCTCAGTGACGATCTCTGACTCATCCTTACGCAGAACCCAGTGAGCCTCAGTCAGGTCAGCCTGAACAGACTTAGGGAGACGGAACTTAACAGTGCTGCGAGTAGAAATAGGGCGTGCCATGATTACCATCCTTAATCGATCTTCAATGTGAATGTTGTGTCTCGGAGGACTGTTCCTCCGGGGACCCTTACAGGAATCAGTTTACCATTCCAGGTGCCACCAGTCAACATATCATCCAAAGTCAATGTTGCTGCGACGTTGCGGGGCATTCCCGCGATGTGTACATCTAGTTTACCATCAATCTCCTCCGCGTACTGCTTTGCTCGAATGTAAACAGACTTTGTGAAAACACTCTCATGCTTCCAAGCGCCCAGTTCCACGGGGTCGACCCAAAGCGAATCCGGTGGAGTGGTGGGACCAATCAAGTGCAGTGAATCCGTGTCCGCATATGCAAATGTTTCATAATTATCTTGCGCGGCACTAATCGTTTTCTTTCGAGCGTATGCTGTAATAAACACTCCCATTGGTGTATAAACAGGGTCACGCATTTCGGGCTCATTCATTACCAGTGATATTCGATTGTCTTTCAGGGTGGGGTGTTTACCAGTAATATCGGGATTTGTTGCAAACTTTCCATACAAACTGTTTAAGTGTAGTTTAGCAATTTGCCTTAATCCACCAGTACTATTCTTTTTAATTTCCATAAAATGATCTACGTATGTATCAAAGAATCCGTGAGAACCTCGAAACTCAAACGTTCCATTCCAAGAATGGATCTTAAAATCATAATGCTTTTTCCACAATTCAATATCAATATTTGTTGCCACTACCGTTGTAGGCTCTTTTACTTCTTCTAGATATTGTGTAGGATTGAATGAAAGATTCTTTTTAATCTGAATACATGGAATGTGGTTCGGTTTTAGTTTTGCTGTAAACATAATCGACGCAATATATAGTGGACGATTCGTCCTCGGAGCGCCATCGGAGTAAATGGGGTCGCCGTAGGGGAGTAGTGCTGTTCGCATCACCGACGGATAAAGCGAATTGACATCATACACACTCCCCTTTCCATTCAATCGCTTCGAGTATTGCGGATCGGCATAAGTGAATCCTCCGCGATATGCCTTGCGTATCTCTGTGTCAATCTCCGGTGAAAGAATTGGGAACCTACGAATAAACAGTTTCCCTGTCATTTTCTTATATGTTGCAAGAGAATCACTACCCGCCGTCAGTTTAGTCATCTTCTCTTCAAACTGAACTTCGAGCGCTTGCGCTACAATTGCTACGTCATTTCGTTGATATCGCTTTTCTTGTTCTGTTGGAATGTATCCTATCGGTCTATGCTTTTCATAATCAATCTCAAGTTTCTGGTCATGCAAATTAAATGCTTTAGCGATTGCACTGACCGACATTGGTAATTTCTTGAATGAATCTCTGAATTCAACCCTATAGCCCGTCTCAAAAACAACTGTGATCGAATAATACTTACCCATCCTTGAAATCAAAGAAGTAAATTCCTTGACGCCCGGATTTTCTTTCACCCATTTATAGTCGTGCTTCAGTAGCCAATCTAGAATAAATGTGCCATCGAATGCTAGGTTGTGGAAATAAATATGTGCTGCGCGTTCAGAAATATGTGACATAAACCCGTCAAGTGTAATTCCATCAACGTAATTCTGAAGTTTTCCAACCTGAATAATCCCCCAAGACCACACACGGCAATCATCCTCAACCGTCGTCGTCTCAAAATCAGCGCAAAACGAAGGAATTTTCTTATGGCTACGCCTAGCGCCGGCCCTTGCGGGACTTGCGCTTGTTGGTTGGCGAACCACTAAAATCATCCTCCGGTTTAATGTTGATTATCTTAATCTCATTTAGCAGAGACTTTATCTCACTATTAGAGTCTTCAATGTCTTCGTAATATAAATCATCTCCCGCGCGCCTACGATCAAAATACCCTTCTTTAGCCGCTTCATACTGCAAAGAAAGATTGTTGGCAAAATCAGTATTAACAGTCCACATTAACCACAATACATCATCAGGAATGTCTGTGAGAACATCATACAAATCAGGATCACCAATAACATCAAGCATTGCAGCAATTTGACGCTTTGCTTGAGTCAACCTATTCTGTTTTCCCTTGCGGGTAAGTGATTCTAGGACCTGATTTGTCTTTTCTCGCATCGCCACGTCAGACTCAAAATTCACAGTACGCTTATCAGGATTCATCCGCTCAAGCGCATAATGCGAACCGCCAGACAAGTAAGTCTTCTTCGGGCGAAAATCCCTAATCCAATCTCCTACAGTAACATCTCCCATATAGGGGAGTCTTGTTCCGCCAACTGATTTCTCATATTCATCTATATCTGCATTATAGCGACGCACAGCATCACGATAACGACGAACGTCTCTAGCAGAAATGGGATTACCTTTACGGTCAGAATAATACCAAACACTATCAGAATTATTGAACTCACTAAGACGCTCAAGTTCTCGCGCCGCATTCTTCAAAGTCACCTTACCTACAGCCGATTTACCTAACGGATCGTACTTCGTCCCACGAATATCCGCACCATCGTCACTAGTCGCCATCCTATACATCTTACGAACAGCGCGATCACGCTCAACCTGCAACAAATCGCGCGCCTTATCCAAATCAGAACGACGCTGTTCCCTCGCGCTCGCCTTAGCCGACTTGACCTTAACCCTACCCTGTTCCTCAGACAAAGTATCAGGCAAAGGACTAAAGTCAAGCCCACCAACAAAATCCCGAATCTCACTCGCAGTATTCCGAACATGCTTCGCGCCGCGCTTAAACGACCGATAATGCTTACCCCAATGAGACTTAACCAAACCAATCACCCCCTGCCCCCTAAGGGGCAGGGGGCAATCGCTATCCTACAGGACCGTTCAGGCCAGAGTCACCGTCGTGTACTCACGACCCCGCCCCGACTTAGCCGTCCCAATCTCAACAGCCACCGGCTCAGGCCACGACTTAACGTCACCCAGAATATCCACAAGCCGCTGAATCTGCGCCACAACCGTCTGAGACGAAGTGCCGAAAGCATTTCCGTCCTTATCAATCACCGTGATAGCCCGACGAGTCTCAACCTCACCAGTATCCGTGTCAACCACATCATCCTCGGTGATAACAATATCCTTGATCTCAATCGTCTTGCCACGCAGTTCCTTAAAAGAAACAGCCGAATTCTGAGCGGTGAAAAAAGCCTTCTTGCCAGCGAAGTCGTCGGAGAGAGAAGAGTAAATAACAGCCATGATGATTTCCTTTCTTAGGCTGAATTTCGGTTCATTTCAGTTCTGGTATTACCCGCCCAGCCGGGAATCTAAAAGAGTGGTTCTGCATTAATGTCTTCGGGAACCAATATGAAGTTATCGTGTGTTAATGCCATGCAGACAATAGATGGCGTAGAAACTTCATTCTGATATACGCCGTTGTGTTCTAGCACGCTCAGTGTATGTGTGTATGCATTATCCGTCCTCGTAATGGTAACTCGGTGTCCCGTTCCCTGAACAACGAATACTCTTACATTCGGGTTATTGGTGAGATATCGTTTAACTAGTAGGCGTTTCGATGCCAGACAATTAAAGTAAACTCTCACATAAAAATCATGATCAACATGAGAATCCCAGCCATCCACAGCAACCAACTCCCGATCCTAGACACCGCCTTAGCCGCAATCATACCCCCAGCCACACCGACAGCAACCCCGCCCGCAGTAAGCCTGCGACCATGATCCCGCACGTCACCACAAGCACAAACTTGATCATTGCCAACAGAATTACGTCGTTCATCCTCTTCCCATCCCATTTCCTTGTCAATCCAAATAAGTTCCCCGTTAATGTTTTCCCACATTATTCACTCCACCTAAGAAATTGCTTCCTGCCATATAAATAACAATATGTGCTCGTGAATAAAACTGAAGATTCCTTTCTATGTCACACCAATATTCTGCGCGTTTCTCTAACTTCAATTGTTTTGAGCCAAATTGAATTGCCGCAATATGTCCATTGTCTTTAATGGTGCAACCCAATTCTTTGAGTAGTGTTTCAGTAGCGAAATCTAGTACCGTGTTTTCCATTTTACTAAACCTCAAGCCAGTCAGCAATCAATGTCATTGCCTTAATGATTTCGCCAACATTAGATGTCAGTCTGTTGTCTCCCCACTGAAAAACAATCACATCAGTATTGGGTGAAATATCAAGTGCATATACCCGTTCGCCGTGCACATTGAATGCTACCCAACTGTCGCCATGATTCACATAGTAGTCTGTCCAGCCACCAATCACCATTCGCAATTTCATGCTCTTGCAGGATTGGCTATTTCTTGTGTAATACATGATAGTCCTAATGTGAGAAATGGGTCTGAATAACACCAACGATTCCGTCAATTCTGATTGGTTTCTTTGTGCTCATTATGTTTCCTCCTATTTTCATCTCCCTTGGCCATAATCTTCTCAAAGAATATCATGGCGTGTTCGTTTGCTTTGGCTGTGATCGTTGTGATGATCTCTTCAAGTTCGTCTGTCTCGTTCATGTATTAATAATGCACCACAGTTATCCGCCTGTCAACCCAACAACACGTGAACTACACCACACAAACAAATGACAGAACATAAGCGGCCCTATTGTACTAACAATAGGACCGCTTATTAATATGCCCTACCGCCGACCTACCACACTACGTCAACGTTGTCAAACATATTCATGTGATGTTATACACAATTACACGAAAATGGGGGTGATGTTCGTCACTCGAAAGGGGGGCACAAACA